AGTCATTTTGGCTCTTGCTATCATTTTAACCTCATTACGCTTAGCTTGTTCCATTTTATTAAGAACGTACGTCGCGGTTTGGTCAAAAAAGCTTGTTCCGTTTTGGTCGTTTACGGTTGGATTATCGTTGAATGTTGAAGCCGCACCTTGAGCAGAAGTACATTCGTACTTAAAGTACGCCATATCTGCCGCCGTATTGGTAATCGACGTCGCTTCGCCTGTTGCGTTGGTAGCTATTACCATATCGCTAGGCATATTCTCAATATAGAAGGCTTTAACTCCCCCGATTGAATCATTACATCCGACCGCAAAGCCGCTTGTTAAACTACAACTCATAATTTTTTTTTTTAATTATGCTAGTGTAAATTCAACTATCTCGTCAGGGTATGCTACTTGTAAACCTCTCTTAAATTTAACTCTATAATATACCTTATCGTCTTTCTTATCATACCACATATCAAACTCTTCCTCGTCATTTTGAAGGTCAAAACCTAGGAAGAAATTTTCTTGTGTACCTAAGAACATTCTGTTAGTACCGTCTAATCCTACAACACCTACTAAAGTTACGTTCTTTCCTGGAATAGAAACCGTATAGTTTGCCCAGTCAGTAGCGTTTACGTGATATAGATTCTTAGCGTTTAAAGTGTCTACATACTTATCGAAAGTATCCTGTCCTACGAATAGAACTTGGTTAGCAGCAGACTTAACTTTAGCGGGTCTAGCGTTAGCCATATCGCTAATTAAAGTATCTACGTTACCCGAAGCTCCCGAAGTGATAGCAGTAGCAGCAGTAGTATTACCGTCTACCGCAGTAGTAGCAGCGTCGATAATTTTAATTAAACCGTCATAACGATTGATATAAACATTAGCAGAAGCCGTGTCTCCTTGCCAATCTGCTACCTCGTTGTGCTCCATAATAGTAGAGATAACAGATTCTGCTACCTCAGCTTCGAAGGCCATTTCCTCAGTCTCTCCGTTACCCGCTCTAAGCAAGATTTGAGTATACTTAGGGATTAAATCCTTCATACAAAATCCACTAAAGTAAGTAATTTGTCCTACTGTTAGGTTTCTGTCAGAGAAAGTTACGTCGCCCGAAGCACTAGGAGAGCATCCGCTTCCGTCTTGTGGAAATGCAGTTACTGCTAATAGATGCAAAGCATCAGTTTTTTTTACCCCAGATTGAAGTGTGAAGTAGTCACTTGACGTTTTCTCAAAATATAATCTTGAGATTAAGTCTGTCGATTGTTCGTTGACATAGTTTGTCAAACTTGATACATCAAAACTCATTTTTCTATTTTATTTTATTTATTTGCTCTTATAATTGCCCCCATCTGAGCGGCTCTTTCTGCTCTAGATAGTGCTTTAAATTCCTGTGGCTTAGAAGCGGTAGCAGATTCGCTCTTAACTATCTCTTCTAATTCCTCGCCTACTTTGTTGAGTGTGGACGAAAACTCATTTTTTAACTCTTCTTTTGCAGATTTGATCTCCGCTAGTTCTACCTTAAGGCTTTCGTTCTCAGATTTAACTAAGTCTAAAGAAGCAGTAAAAGCCTCAGCGTATTTAGCTACGGCCTTCTCGATAAGTTCGTTTACCATTTCACTAGTAAATTCGTTGTCGTACATTTCCTCTTCTTTCTCCTCTTCTTTCTGAGCGTCTATAGCTTCGATATTAACTACAAGTCCTCCCGCAGTTTCTACGACTGTACCGTCGCTTAACTCGTGGATTCCATCGGGAGCGGCTACTTCTCCTTCGGGCATAACCACAACTAGGGCCACACCTTCGGCTAATTCGCCTTCCCATTTAACGATAGTTCCGTCAACTAAAGTAGCCTCTTCGAACTTTTGTTCTACTGTCTCTTCTACCTCAGCGTCTGCGAACACAGATTTTAGCGTAGATATTACGCTCTCTAAGTTTAGTTTATTCATCTTTTTAAATTTATACGGCTCTAAATCAAACACTCCCTCTACACTAAAGCCTTTAAGTAAACCCTCCTCTTTAACTTTGGCCCAGGCTTCGTCATTCTCCACTTTGGCAGCGATAAACCAAGTACCGTCTGCGACATTCTCGAAACCCGAGGGGGCTGAGATACCAAGCTCGGCGTCAGTTATAAAGGATTGATAGATAAAAACATCATCTAATATCTTAAAGGCATTATGCTGCTCGTTAAAGTTATTATGCTTATTCTCTTTAAATAGCTTTTGAACGAGTGCTTTAATTGTCTCTTTTTTGAAGATAGCGTAGTATTCTCCTCTCTCATCTCTACGATAGATAGGTAGGTCGGGAATCATAGCGGCCCCCATTACTATTCTTTTCTCTTCGTTTATTACCTCGAATTTATGAGGGGCGAATGCTTGGTAATTTAACCCTATTGCGGGGCTATCTACTAAAGCTATCGCTTGGAGGCCTTCTACCTCGTCTGTTAATTTAAATTCTATAAATGGTAAGTCCATCTACCTATATATACCTATTGTGGCAAAAAGAGGAAATTACAGTACAGTCCGTAATAGGTCCGTAATAGGTCCGACTTACTATCGACTTAGTGTATATAGTCTTTTATATTATAGTCCTTTATTTGTCCAAGCTACTATATAAAAAATCTATACAAAAAATAAATTAAAATACAAAATATTTTGTGTCATTTTTTTACTCTCGTAACTGCTTGATTATCAGACGAAAACATTATCTCAGAATTTAGGTGTAATCATACTCTAGAATAGAGATAATTGCTTAAAACGCTTAAAAATGGCCTCTAATAAAATATTGATAATATCAAGTATTTTTACAAATATTTTTTTATTGGACTACTGTAGCCCTAGAATATACCCCGTCTACATTCCTGGAAACGTTCCTAATATCGGTCTCAGTTACTATAACTTTTGTAGTCTGTACGTCGGTATCTACGGTCGGAGTAGTAAATCCTCTAGGCTGCGTTCCGACATCCCCTCCGCCTAAACTTGGTTGACTCGGTGGTGAAATACCCGCCCCTCCACTTCCGTAGAATTTCTGCTTTTTAATAGTGGCTATTTGAGCAAGTCCCGCAGAAGTTACTAACGCCGCAGCTAACGCCCCTCTAACTATAGAAGTCGGGTCTAAAGGTATTATCTGCGAGTTATAAGCTTGCATAGCACCCTGTGCGGTACTAATAAGAGTTCTACCTATTGCGGCCTGTTGCTCCATTTTAAAGCTCTTCTCTTTCTGCTTTTCTAATGCTGCCTCGGCTTTCTTTCTAGCCTCTGTACCTTCCTCCGTGTTATTAATCATATCTTGGAGTCTAGCCTCTTCTGCTTTAGAGGACGCTATACTAAAGTCTACAAGTGAGTTTAATAGTTCCGTGGCCTGTTGTTTTAAGGCTTCTTTATTCTCTTCTAATCTCTTAGCCCTATCGTCTGCGAGTTTTTTCTCCTCCTCGGCTATTGCTTTATCTGCGTCTATATTGGCCTGTCTACTAGCTTCTTTAAATTCGTCAAGTGCTTTTAAAGCGTCTATTTCTGCCTGTGTTCCCATTTCAGCATTAAAGACAACTCTTTCGAGCCTTAACATTTCGTCGTGTGCCTCTTCCTGTGCTATTTTCTTTAACTCTTTTAAAGACTCTAATTTGTCTTCTATTTGCTCTGCGTTGTATCTCTTACGCTCAAAAGATAGCTTAGCTTCACTATCCGAAAGCGATTGTATCATTTCTACATTTTCTCTGTCTAGGCCTAAATTATTAATTTTTTGCTCAGATCTAAAACCCTCGATTTGTGCCTCTATGGCCTTTTTGTTAGCTAAAGCCTGTATTAATGCTACTTCGTTTTCTGTTCTTTTATTGGCTTCGAAATTAGCTTGGGCACTTGCTATCTGTGCGTCAGCTAGTTTTAGCATTGCTTCCTCTTGCTTATCTAGGACATCGCCTAACTCGTTATTAGCTTTTATTCTATCGTCTATAGAATTTCTCTCCTCGTCTCTAACCTGTCTTAACTTTTCGGCCTGTCTGTCGTACTCCTCTAGTAATAGTTGCTGCTGAGCTGCGGCCACTTCCGCACTATTTTTTAACTGCGTTTGTGCTTCGGCCTGTTCGTATGCTCCCTTTACGTTAATTTCTTGTATCCCTTTTACTGCCCCGCCTACTACTTGGCCCACTTCAGAGACTGCCGCACTAAAATTCTCTACTACACTTTTACCCGCTTTAACTGCTTCCTCTCCCGTTTCCTTAATTTCTTTTTGCGTGTCTTTAACGTCTTTAGTTAATTTCTTAATCTTTTCGGG